TACAGATGCTAGTCTAGATAACTATGTACATGAATCGTGGATAAACGACTGGACTAAAAATCCTGCAAATGCAGGAAGTTCGACACTATCGTTTAGTCCATCGACGACAATCATGTTAAAAAGTGGGCAAGGTGGATGGAAAATACCAGATGAATGGAAAGTCGCTTGGAAAGGATGGCCTGAACCTAGTGGAGGAGGTGGAGGAGGACTATTGGATAATAATGTCTTATCCAATGTTGTTAAGGCAACTGTACAAGGAGGTGCTAATGTAGTTGAAACAGTAAAAGACGAAGCAACAACTATACTTGATACTGCTGGAATCAACGAAGAATCTACTCAGCAAGTAATAGACACAACAACCAATATACTAGATTCGGCTGTAGAAAAAACTGATACGCTTCTGACAGCAGCAACTACTGCAACTACTGAAGTCGGTGGTTCTTTAGGAGAAACATTAACAGGTACAAGTGATGCCTCACAGATAACTGCTAATCCTGAAGATTTAGGAGAAGTGGCGACAACTGGAATGGAAACATTAACAGGTAATATCGATGCTGGTGTCGAAAATTTAAATAGAGCAGTCCATACAGGAGTCGAAAGTCTTAATACCCTTAAAGACGATATCATTAAAACGACTAACGATATTAAAGACTTCGTTCTTGATCCTTTCGGGACAATAAATCAAGCATATACCGAAGGAGTTGAAAATACTAATGTATGGTTCGACCAAGTAGGAAAAATATGGGATATGGCTACTGGTGGAGGTGTAACAGACAATGTTCCACAAGTTGATTCCGAATTAATGTCACAGGCTTCCTCTGTAGCAACAAGATCAGGAGGATTCTGGGACGAATCTCAAGGTGGAGGTGGAGGCGCACAATCGTTTATGGTGCAAAGACGGAAAAAAGGTCCAGAAACTCTACTGACTAGAGGGCAGACACGAGGTAAAATCAAACAACGCATGATGGCTGCATAATGGCTTACGCTGGAGATCCCGATAATCCTGCTGGTGATATACTGCAGGAATATGAGTATCTGAAACAAAGTCGTTCCACATGGGAATCCCAATGGAATGATATTGCAGAACTTATTGTTCCTAGACGGGCAGATTTCATCAATAAGGATGCTCCTGTTCCAGGTAACGAAAGACGATCCAAAATCTACGATTCTACACCAGTCCGTGCAGTATCAAGATTCGCATCGGGGATGCACAATATCCTCACTCCTGCTGCTGCACCATGGTTCCTTCTGAAACCAAGATTACGAGCATTACAGGAAAACAGGGAAGTCAACCTCTGGCTGGACGAGGCAACCCACTACATACAGGAATATCTATCACGACCTCAATCCAACTTCCATCCTGCCGTTTATGAATATTATGTGGATCTGGGTGCATTCGGCACTTCGGTTATGTTCATTGAAGACATCCCAGGATCTGGACCTCTTTTCAGGAACTTCCCATTATCGGACTGTGTACTTGCAACAGACAATCTAGGACAGATAGATACTGTATTCCGTCTTCATAAACAGACTGCAAAAGCACTTATAGAACAGTTTCCTCCTGAACAACTCTCGGAGAAAGTTACCAAGAGCATGGAGGCAGGTAAACCATATGAAACCTTTGACTGTATTCATGTAGTTAAACCATGGCATAGCTTAAAGCCCAGCGGTCTACAGGCAATCGAGAAACCTTGGGTATCTCTCCATATTCTCAAGGATGAGAAAATGATCATGGGAGTCGGAGGATACGATCAGTTCCCGTATGTGTGCAGCAGATGGTCCAGAAATGCTCTGGAAATCTATGGTAGAGGCCCAGGAGGAGATGCCCTTCCAGATATTAGGATGCTCAACGAGATGGAGAAGACCTACCTCAAAGGGCTTCAGAAACAGGTAGATCCTGCACTGTCACTGCCTGATGACGGATTCATCTCTCCATTGAAGACCTATCCTGGTGCGCTGAACTTCCATAGAACAGGTTTCTCCAGTCGCGATATGATTGCAGAATTGCCAAGGGGGGAAGTCAGGTATGCCGATATGAAGATGGGACAGGTCAGAGAATCAATTGATAAGTCCTTTTATCTCGATTTAATGGAACTCCCTGGACCAATGGCACCTGATGGCGATGTGATGCGCTTCACTGCAACCGAGATCGCTATGAGGCAGAGGGATAGACTGATTATCCTCGGCCCCATTGTAGCCCGTCAGGAAGCGGAATTCCTGTCTCCTCTGATAGAACGGACCTTTATCCTCATGGTCAGAGCAGGTTTGATGCCTCCACCTCCTCAAGTCATGCAGGAAATGGATATTATGGTGGAATATGTCAATCCTGTCAGTGTCTCCATGCGTTCGGTAGAATTAAATGCCATAAGTCAACTGATTCAGTTCATAATGCCTCTTGCACAGGTAGATCCTATGGCAATCGAAAGACTGAATATCAGTAGAATCACGGAATTGGGAGCAGAAATACTGAGAGCACCTGCATCTGCAATACGGACTAATGAAGAAATGGAAGAGATAATGAAGGCCAGACAAGAGCAGATGGCAGCACAGCAGGAAATGATGATGGCACAAACAATGTCAGGAGTTGACAAAGAAACTGCAGAAGCAGAAAAAGCTCGTAGGTTGAATTAATGTTCCAAAAAGAAAAAAGAAGGCGTACAATCTATTATGAGATATTCAACAGCCCTGCAGGACAGGAAATCCTTGTGGATCTGTCACGGGCTTATCATGTGCTTGATACTACCTTTGTCAAGGGTGATTCACACCACTCTGCCTTCAACGAAGGAGCACGGAGCGTAGTAATGAGCCTAATCAGTCTGGCAGGAACTTCTCCACAGGAAATACTGCTTAGACATAAGAAACTGGAAGAAGAGCATGGACGAATCGACCAGTGAACCCGCTGCACCTGCTGAAGCTGCACCGGATAATTCATTTGATTCTACCTCTCTCCAAGGAGAGTTGGCTAGTGAACCCAGTCTCAGGAACTTTGATTCAGTCGATAAGCTGGCTCAAAGCTATGTCCATCTCGTTCGTAAGATGGGCGCACCACCTGAAAACTTCGTACAGATCCCTAAAGAGGGAGAATCTTGGGACGGAGTTTATGAGGCTTTGGGGAGGCCTTCTGAGCCGAGTGGTTATAATCTTGATGATTATGAGCCTACTCCTGGCACTCTGGATGACTTCCGTAATCATGCTCATAAGATGGGCCTTACTCAGCAACAAGCGGAACACCTTCTGAATTCATCTATAAATGAAGCTCAATCAGCACAACAAAGGAACAAGGATCAGCTGAACGATATAGAGATGGAGGCGCAACGCCAGTTGAATAAAGATTGGCCTGGAAAAGAGTATGATCGTAATATGGAATATGCCAGACGAGCATTTTCTCAGTTTGCAACTCCTGAACTGTTATCGTTTGTAGAAGATACCCGTTTAGGCGATCATCCTGAAATACTGAAGATGATGGCTAAGATTGGACGCAGTTTCTCAGAACACAATTTATTGGTAGGTCAAGATGCGCCAACTCAGCTTAACCCAGTGGCAGCAGAGGATAAGATTGCCGAAAAATTTGGAGATGCCGAATTTAATGAGGCATATCTGAACCGTGAACATCCGAATCATCAAAATGCAGTAGCACAAATGAGTCGGTTGTTCCAAAGTGCTAATCCTCCTTCGTAGGAGATTAGTAAGTCCAGTGGAACCTTTCGGGAGATAATCGTCACGACCTCCTGATGAAGGGTTTCGGAGTCCAGTAATGGGTAACTCCCTAACAGCGGACACCAAACTCTAACTTTCTGAAAGGTTTCTATGGCTTATGATGCTATAAATACCTCGTATGTGAAGCAGTACAGTGCGAATGTCCAGCACTTACTGCAACAACGGGGTTCAAGGCTTCGGGGGGCCGTAACTCTCGAAACCGGCAAGACGGGCGAAGAGGTCTTCATGGACCGTATAGACGCTACGGATGCCGTTGAGGTCACATCTCGTCATGCGGATTCTCCGCTGATGGATGTCCCACATGATCGCAGGCGTATCACGCCAAAGGATTATGACTGGGGCAAATTGGTTGATAGCCCTGATAAACTGCGGTTGCTCTATGATCCGACAAGTCCTTATGCCGAAGCAGCAGCGATGGCAATGGGTCGGAAGATAGATGACATCATTCTTGATGCAGCTTTTGGCACCGCTTATGGTTCCGAAAATGCTTCAGGGGCAACGGCTAATACTCCAATCACGTTCGATTCTGATTTTGAGATTGCTGAGAATTTTCAACAAGGGGGTGGTACTTCTGGTACTACTTTAAGTGTAGATAAGCTCATCCGAGCACAGCGGATGCTTCAACAGAATGAAGCTGATGATTATGACATTGGTGGAGGTTCGCCATTGTTCGTGGTCTGTTCGTCTGCACAAATCGAAGGTATGCTGAATGATGAAAGTTATACGAATCGTGACTTCTCTCCTCTGTATGCGCTTTATACTGGGGAAGTTGACACTTTCATGGGATTTAACTTCATTCGCACCGAAAGAGTACCTATCGCTTCAAGTGTAGAATCAGTGCTTTGTTTTCACCGTGCTGGAATGGGATTGTGTGTCTGGGAAGATATCGTTGCTCGGGTTGAGGAACGCCCTGACAAACGATTCAGCACTTACGTCTACTTTCGGATGACGATGGGAGCCTCACGCCTGGAAGAAAAGCGTGTTCTCAAAATCCTTTGCACTAACACTGCAACATAATCTGAAAGGAGAAATATGGCTGCAATAACAGCAGGAACAGCCCCAGAGTTTTATGCTATAAACATGGGGAATACCGCCCAAAGCGGTAATGCAAAACCTGTCTTTCTTGATGTTGCTGAGATGGGTGGACGAATCCGTATAGCTTACGACTCGTTTATTGCTGGAACAACAGGGACATGGGCAAAGGATAGTATTGTTCATGTCGCTGTACTTCCTAAAGGGGCAAAGATATGGAGAGTCCGCATCCACCAGTCGGCTTCTGGTGGTAATAACAAAACTATATCTTGTGGTTATCTGCCTACTGACGGAACTACAGCAGGAGAAGATGTAAAGTTTTTACCGGCAACCGTTGCGACAGGTACAACATGGTTGACAACTGTTGAAGCTACGGCTGGAGTAGGTTTTGCTCTACCAGCAGAAAGCTGGATCACTCTGACTCATGCAGGGGGAACTGGTGCATTTGCTGCTTCTACTATCAAAACGGTAATTGAGTGGACCATCGACTGATAGGTAACATATGGCGAGTATAATCGATATTTGCAATATTGCGCTGACCAATCTTGGTGAGCAAAAGATTGTCTCCTTACAGGAGAATAACGAGCGTGCTCGTCTATGTAACCTACGGTTTCCAGATGTTCGGGATACGATCCTCAGACTTCATCCCTGGAACTGCGTAACGAAACGCTCCGTGCTTGTGCGTCTTGCAGATGCACCTGCATGGGGCTTCACTTACCAGTACCAATTGCCTAATGACTGTCTGAGGGTCCTATCTTTGAGTGAACCTACAATTACTTATCGTATAGAAGGAAGAGTCCTTCTGACTGATGAGACATCTATTAAACTCAAATATATTTATCGCCCTGAAGATCTCTCTGTTCTGGATGCGTCAATAATTACGCTGTTAGGACTAAGGATGTCTTGGGAATTGTCAGAACCGCTTACTGCTAAGACTCAACTCAAGAATGAAATGTACAGCAAGTTCTCGATTGAGTTGGCATCAGCACGGAGTATGGATGCCACAGAAGGTACTGTAGAATACTACTCTGGGTCTACATGGCTTGATTCAAGACAGAGCAGCAATGTATCCCCGTGGAGACCAATAGATGCGCCTGCAGAAGGATATCCTAAAAGTTCTTAGGATATGGCTACTAAATACAGGGTTCAGCATTCTTTCGCTGCAGGAGAACTGTCTCAAAAACTCCATGGACGCTTTGAGAGCGAATTATATAAGCAAGGCGTTAAGACCCTAAAGAACTTCGTTCCGTTGCTCCAGGGGCCTGCTAAGAGGCGACCTGGAACCTATTATGCGGCCGATGCAGAACAACAAGCTGCAAACGGCTCCCGTCTAGTACCTTTTTACTTCGGTGAAGAACAGAGTTATGTGCTGGAGTTCAGCAATACCAAGATCCGGTTCTATTCGCAGGATGTTCAGCTAAAATATACCGGTACTATAAATGAGATTACAATAACGACCCCTGGAACTGGGTATATTGCAGGAAATCTTGTTGTTGACGATACCAACTCGGGAGGTACTGGTTTAGCTGGGACTTACACAGTCAGTAATACTGGAGCTATAACAAGTGTTACTATCACTAATCCTGGCAGTGGATATACTTCAGTCCCTGCTGTTACTGGGATTGCATCATTCACAGATGCGACATGTGATTACAACAATGACCCGACTATAACCCATGATGATGATAGTGGGGCTATAAAATCGGGTCAAAAAGTTTCTGGCACAGGAATTCCAGCGAATGCAACAGTTGCCTCTGTTACGAGTGATACAGAGTTTGAACTTAGTGCGTCAACTACAGGTGGGGCAGTTCTCAATGGAACACTGACCTTTGAGCCAAGTGTAAATGCCGTATTAACAGCGAGTGCTGCTCATTTAGAAACTGCACCATATGTTGTAGCAAACACAGGATATACTGCTACTGAGATCCATGAAATCGACTGGACGCAAAGTGCCGATGTTCTTTATATCGTTCATCCTAATCATAAACCAAAACGTCTAGAACGTAGGATTAAAGAATCAGGTGATGAGAATTATGATGTACGGGCAAACGACAATACAGTATGGACACTGGTAGATGTAGACTTTGAGGATGGGCCTTGGGATTCAATCAATATCGATAATACTAAAACGATCAAGGTCGGCAGCGATTCTGCTGCATTTGTCGAAGTTGATGGTGTAGGAATAGACACTGCTACCAACAGATTTGTCCTTTATGGTCATGGACTCTTCAATGGAATGAAGATCCAGTTCGGTGCTTCCGTACAGGCAATTAGTGTTGCCGATGGTGGAGTCGGTACAAATTATGGAACTACATCTGGTGATTTAGCGATCACAGCAGGTGGTGGAACAGGCTCGGGGTTTGCAGGTACATGGACATCTTCAGAAGGTAAAGTTGTTTCTGTTGCACTTACTAATGGTGGTAAAGGCTATACATCCCCTCCCACTATAAAGGCAACAGGAGGTGATAATAATGCTGTAATTACTATAGATAAAATGGGTCAGGATAATCTTGTGACTGCAGGATCTACTCTTGACTCAGAAACTGTCTTCCCTAGTCTGGGAACAGATTATTATGTAGTGAATGCCCTCTCATCCTCTTTTCAGATTGCATTAGATCTAAATGGTTCACCACTGGAATTCAAACTGTCAATCAAAGATAAACAGCAAATTACTGAACTGGATGTGCTTGATGGAGGTGTAGCATATTCTGGTACGACTATTAATGTTACCATTAATGGTAGCGGAACTGGAGCAAGAGCAACAGCTAGTATAAGTGGTGGAATCGTTCAAAATACAATCGATATTACTAATAGTGGTCATAATTATGGGTCGGTAACAGTATCTATCCCACATAATGATCCTACTGCTGAAGGGGCAAAGGCAGCTACACTCGCTGCGACTATATCAAACCCTGCGACTACGGAATGGGGAGGTAAACTACTGATTAATAAGCATATTATACCCAAGGATTCAGTATGCACTCTTACTGCAAGCAGTGCTATTTTTGTTGATGGGACAGACGATGTAGCAGGTAAAGAAAAACTTATTAGGATCAATGTTTTTGGTGGGGATGAGGCAGAAAAAACAAAAGGTATCAGATGGGCATGGTTTAAATTAATTGTAGGTGGTATCGATACATCTGCATATTTTGCAGGCAAGATAGCCACGGCAACTAATTATAATGAAGTCGGTCTGGTCGATACTGATACAAGAGAATATAGGTTCGGTATATTCGGTGGGGAAAAACTATGGCCCTCCGTTGTTCAGATCTACCAGCAGCGTCTTGTAGTTGCATCCACCACCTATCACCCCACTACAATTTGGTGTTCCGAGGCAGGCGATTTCCACAGCTTTGCTCCTGATACTAAAATAGGAGTATCAACTGGAGATTCCGATTCGATAGGACAGTCTATCCTTGGAGAGCAAATCCTAGATAATAATGCTATCAGTCTGACTATCGACTCCGATACAGTCGATTCCATATACTGGCTTGAAGAAGGGAAGAAGCTGTCACTAGGTACATCAGGAGGGATATTTAACCTCTATGGTTCTGAACAACTATATACCATATCACCCACGAACTTTA